TGCTCTTCTTTTTCTTACCTGCTTTAGACAGAGCGATTGCAATAGCCTGCTTTCGCGGCTTGCCGTGGGACTTGTACTTCTTGATGTCCTTGGAGACTTTGTCTTTCTTAGCCATCAACCTGCCTCTCTAATAGGTGCTCCGCCGCCTGCTGCCATGCTTTCTTCTGGCGCTGCTTGTTCGCCTGCAGCCATAGCCATCATCTCCAACATGGCTACTTCTTCTGGTGAAGGCGCGGGTCCGCCTCCTCCACCGGGCGCTGCCGCTCCGCCAAGAGCCATTTGTTGCTGCTGTTCCATCTGCATTTGAGCAGCCGCTGCAACTTCCTCTTCGGGCATAAGCAACTTGGTTGGAAGACCAATACCTTTGACGATTTCTTCGGTCAGCTGACGGGTATTGATGTTGGGATCTTGCTGAAGCAGCGGGATGAGCTGGAGCAAAGTCTCGATCATGACCGAAGGGTTGGTCTTGATCGGGTTGTAGCTGACCATTTCGAACGCCATATCGACGTCCATAATCGTGTCGAGCGTAACGGAAGACCACTTCCTACTGCCTGCGATCTTAATCATCTTCTCACCGCGCATGTACTTACGGCACAGGAAGTAAGCCTTACCTGCCAAATCTTCCATGGCATCGTTGAGGTGACCCTCGCGAGTAGCCAAGCGATTCTTCATCTGGGCATCGATAATGGCCATTTCCGTAGCGGTACGTGCGCCAACCACTTGTCCACGAGCAGCTTCAGCCAGTGCCGAAATAAACGCGGCGTCATTTTCCTGTCGGTCGATAAACGCTACGACACCTTGTGGAGTCTGGGGCATAGGCATTTCATAAAACAAAGCGGATAGAGATCTCAATGCTTCAGAGTTTTGAGGAGCCATGCCTACAAACGAACCGGCAGTTGCTTCTACTGCTTTGTTCAGGTCTTCTTCGCTGATTCGACCGGCATCGTAAAGGATGCGAGGAATCTGCAAGTACGTGATTCGCTTCATGTGGGTCAAGAGATCGTTGACCGTTTCTTGCTGGTTAAGGACCAACTGCACTTCTGACAGACCCAAGCAGTCGATACCTGACTGGTTTAGGCTGAACATAGAGTAAGGAATGTACTCGATAGTGTCTTCGAACACGACTTGGTCGATCTGTTGCACGTAGTGCATGACCTTGTTGGTCTCGCGATCATAGTATTCCCAGACCGTGACCCATTCAAACGCATCGCGAATAGAGTCGGTCATGCCTTTTTGGTCATCCCCGAGCATCCATGTCGGGTAGCGATCTGGCTCTATATCAGCCAAGCTCGCCTTGTAGCGACCTGTCTCCACTCGGGCTTTGAACTCCGCGTAAGGAAGAACGGTAGCTTCCAGCCAGTACTTAATATCATTTACATCGCGCACGGTTAAATCGAAGAACACCGTAGAGGGATCACAAACCTTGATCGTGGGACAATCTTTGTTGCTGTCCCAGCTGGTCTTGAAGATACCGCGCTTACAAAGAACTGCGTCGATCAAAGCGGTAGCTGCGCGTCGGCGCATCTTGTTCTCTCGGAACATATATTCTAAAAGACCCGTTACTGCGGGAGTAGCTTTGGAGCTTCTCTCGTTCCGAGGCATCGCCGCTACTTGGGGATTCGGGCCTAAGAGCGCAGATACTGCAGTGTCTGCAATGGCGTAGATTAGGTTCTTAGAGCAGAGGTGGAGGTTGTTATTCCTTTCCACGTCCATTGCTTTAGACGTGTAGAAGTCACCTCGATAGAATCGACGTGCCTTATCGAACTGTTTCTTCTCGTTATCTTCGTAGAAACTCTTGTGGCGTTCGATCAATGTAGACAGCTTAGGCATTGTCGGATGTCTCCTTGCTGTTATCCGCTTTCTTTTCGGCTTCGATTCCTTGCTGACGAAGCTCTCCGGTGACCTTTCCTCGTCCGCCACGCTTTCTATACTCTTCCTCGATTAGCTGTCGGAAGGTCTTTTCTTTCTTAGCCATATCAACTCCTACATCCATTCCCGAGGTGGAGGTTTGAAAAGGCTCTTGGCCTCGTCACTCCTTCTCTTTGAGAACCTATCTAAATCTCTAATAGTAAGCTGTCCAGGGACACGCTCTTCTGGTTGCTCCTCAATAGTAGCGCGTGTGAAGAATCTACGCGACAACACGTCCGCTGCCATGACGGCTGTTCGGGCACGGTCGAAGTGGTGAGTAGTTCCGTCCAGACCCTTGACTCGTTTTTTAGTGCCCCCGTCGTAGTTGACTAATTGGTGCAACATACCTCTGCTTCTAATGTCTATTTCTTCTTGTCGAATCATTTGGACTAATCGAGCTTCGGCTTCTTGGATGCGTTTGGCTGTAGCATACCAACCTGGGTGGTTTCGGTCAGTCCACATTATATTAGGACATCTTTTGTCCTTTAGAACAGCAATACAGGCAGTAGCGTTGGACTCTACACAGAGCAAGGCGCCGTTGTAGTGGTTCTGTATGCTCATTAGTCTATAGGCAAATTTACCGGGGTCTTCTCGATCTTCCCAGAAAGCAACTTCTTTTCGCTCTAAAGCGTCCCACACGGTAAGAGCGCTTTTATCACCAGAACCACCAAAACCAGCAGGGTCAGCGGTAATAAGGTATTTCACCCCCGGCTTGGGCATTTCTAAAACGGAGCAACCGAGAGGTCCAGTCGCTGGGTCTGGTACAGCACGAGCCAGAAGGGGCTTTAGAACCTCTACCGGCATGACGGGAGCCAACGACCCCAACCAACCGTCGTAAGGGTCCGATGGATACTTGGCGCAAAATAGACGAGTATCTCCTACGAACTCTGTATTTAAAGCACTGCGCCTAAAAGCCATGTTGCCTAAATCCATACCCTCGTGACGTTCTATGTAAGCTTGTTCTTCCAGCGTGAGCTTCATGTCGGGGTCTTCGATTCTACAACTGTCGTCGTCCCACCAGTCTAAGAACAGGGGACTAAACCGACTCTTGCCCTCCAACGCAGATTGCCACATCTGCTCGTGGTGAGACCCGGCGCGTCCTGGCGTCGATTCCAAAATAACGCGGGCATTGGGTCGTTTATTAACCGTCGGGAAGATGTTGATTGCTGCTTTGCGCTGCCACTGTGCTTCACCAAACTCGGTGATGACCAGTCGGTCGATCGAACGACCGATGGCAGGAGAGCGACCGCCTGCGGTTAAGATCTTAATACCGCCGCCATGACAGAAGTGCATCTGCGTCGTTCCTGCCTTTCGACCCTTGGCCATAGGCGTCTTTACGGAGTCGGGCAGTCGGTTGTAAGCAAATAAGATCCGTTCGAAGATATCTTCGGCAGTGTCTTGGCGCTCTGCGATTAGGAGACCCTTTACTCCTTCTAAATACATACAGTCGCGCAAAAGGAGCATGACTGAAATCGTAGTAACTTTCGCCTGACGAAACTTATTTACTAAGGTCCAACGATTGTTGTGGTAGGCGTCCAGTAGTTTTCGTTGAGTTTTAGTCGGGGTCATGTAGCCGATAGATTCATCTTCTCGCACAATCTGACACATGGACACAAAAGCATCGGGCGTAGAGAACATGGCTTGAACTTTACGCATGTCCAGTTCGGGCATTTGCGCGATAGTAGAGCCTTTCGGCAATGCGCTTAGGCTATTAGTCACTGTCTTCCTCCTGCGTTATGCTATCATGCCCGTATTCGCTTTGCGAGGTAAGTTGTTATGATCGGCTCGGATGTACAAGCTACTACGCTGCCCTCTCTAAAGGGTAGAAAAGACCAGCTTAGAAAAGCACTGGGTAAGAAGAATAAGAAGATTAGGGCTGTGTCTAATGACCCTATGCAAATAATGGCCGGTAAAAAAATGACGGTATAGTGTTGCATCGTTTATTTAAACGGTGTAGTTTTTACCCAGCACCTAATAAGGCTGTCGGGTAGCTCTTCGGAGTCCGAGCTAAGGCAAGACGAGGCAGGCTAAGACAAGTGGAATACTTTCCAACCCCCTATTCTTTGGGGCGTGGCCACTCGTGTGAGCTTGCTGCTGTCCCGTAACCAAAACAAGGTGCATTTAAATGTCCATCTCGACCGAAGTACTGAATACTACGTTCGCGGACCTTCGTGGTCCCCTCGTAAATTCTTTCGTTCGAAGCAATGAACTGTACGAAGCACTCAACTCCAAGGCTCGGATGCCCATGGAAGGCGGCTCTTTTATTGAGCGTACCTTCACTGGTTCTGCCCCTGCTCGCGGTGTTGGTGTATACGTCGGTGACGAGCTTCTGAACATGACCCGTCGTCAAAACATCAAGAAGTTTCAAGTTGAGCCTCACCGTCTGGTGGTCGCTATCAACATTCCTAAGAAGGAACTTCAGATGAACAGCGGCAAACTTGCCGTCGTCCGTCTTATTGAGGAATATCCTCAATCGGTAATGGAAGGCGCTAAGGCTGACATCAACTCTTACCTGCTCACTGGTGTGAGTCGCGGTATCGTTTTCCAGACTGCGGAACTAAAGGGGCTCTTGAGTCTTAGTGGTGACGTGAGTGACGGAATCGGAACCGGTGTGGAGCACGGTCTCATCGACTTCGTTGAGCCTGCTAGCCAGACTCAGACCGTGCAGGGCGTGGCCAAGGCTACGAGCTACTTCCACTACAACAACTTCGCCGACAGCAGTGGTTTTGCTACTGACGGTATTAAGTTGCTGCGTAAGATGTATCGTACTTGTGCTCACTATGCTGGTTCTGGAAAGGGACCTGACTTGGTGATCATGGACGATGACACTTACACCAACTTTGAGAAGGATCGTCGCGATCTAGTTCGCATCAAGGTTGTTGAAGACAAAACTGAAAAGAGCAATACGCTTGAGCTTGGTATCGGTGTCGCGAAGGTTTATTCTTCGATCGACCTCGACGTTACCAACTTTGCGTCTGGAAGTAACGCCCTTGGTGGTTGTGCTTATTTCCTCAACACTGACTATCTTGAAATGCCGATGTCGGAAGCTCCGAACATCAGCGAGTTCAAGGAACGTGTTGGCGATCAAGACGTTGTTACGGCTCTCTTCTCTATGCAAGCTAACCTTATTTGCACCAAGCTCGTCGCCCAAGGCGTCGTTACTGGTGGGGCATAGGAGGCCATTATGGGAACTGTAAAAACTGACGCTATTAGCACGACGTACACTTACGAGGCTTACCCTGTAGGCACTCGGTACGTGCAACCTGCTGACGAGGTAAACGCAGCCAACTCGACTCACTACGGTGACCGGGAATGGATCTTCGTTTACAACGACGACTCTTCGGCTTTCGCTGAAGGTAACGTGATCATGCTGGATAACAGCGATTACGCTCCCTTCCACGGACTGCTCTCCACCGCGACACTTCATGTGTATCGGATTCTTGGAGTAGCGGCTCATGCGGTCGCAGCAGGATCCTATGGTTGGATCATTGCCAAGGGTGCGGGTGAAGTTCAGTGTGACGGTGGTGTTGCTCAGGGTGATCGTTTGGTCGCTCATGCAAGCACTGCAGGTATCGCTGACACGATCACTCTGGATTCCAGCGCAACCACCGACAACCTTGAGTGTGTCTTTGCTATGGCTCTTGAAGCCGATGCGGGATCTTCTTCGGGAGACAAGGCCACTTGCTGGATCAACGGTGTGTGGTAGTTAGCTGATTCGTGATACATTAGGGTCGGGGCTCAAAAGGCCCCGGCCCTTTCTTTTGGAGGAAATATGGACGTATCTCTTGGGGCTCTTCGCGAGCGTCTTTTGGAAATGCGAGCGTGGGATAGCTCTGGGTCTACGTTCGACAAACGAGTTCGTGCGGCTCTAAACTCCGCTCTGGATCGTTTATCTGGCGACGTCCCCGAGGCACTGGTGCCTGACGAGGAGCACGTTGTTCTTTTAGAAGAAACCGCGAGTGCAGATCACAACCTCGCGATTAACTACCACACGGACAACCGCGTTCTTAGGATTACAGATACCGCTGGGGTCAACCTTGGGAACTCTTCTGCTAACGCTACCGCTAAGACTTGGTACGCTGACAAGTTTAAGTCAGACGGGACTTGGGACGGGATTATGCACTTGGAAGTCAAGGATACCGCAGGTACTTGGCACCGAAGACAGTCCCGAGAGTGGTGGGTTGATGGAGAAATCGTATACGTCACAATAGACCGCTCTTGGCCGAATACTAATACCCTCATGGCTTTCCGTATTTATCAGCCAGAGTTTTTTGTAAGAGACGACGTAATGCAGGTATTGGAGCCCGGTCGTATCTGGGATTCCAACAGACAACAGGTTTGGGCCATTGATACTGCAGGTGCTCACCGGCAAGGAATGCCAGATTTTCAAGGAGAAACCAAGGGACGACCCTTTCGCTTTTATCGAGGCAGGCATTTTCAGTTACCGCCGCCGCGCTCTTCGCCTGTTGTTAAGTTTACCGGTCAAGAATCTTCTTGGCAGGGTCCTTGGCAGCAAGGAAAGTTTAGCTTCATGTACACCTATGTATGGGGCAAAAGAGACGACGAGTGGCAAAAGTCTCCTATGGGTATAAACGACCCACTTTGGGAAAGTGCTCCGTCTCCCCTTAGTAACGAGGTAAACCACAACTCTCCTGGCGCAGCTGGTAAGAACATTCGAATCCAAATGACCAACATCGATCAGATGACGAACTTTGGTGTGTCGGGAACAACTAGAAGGAAAAGGTCTGGTTACCGCCTCCGCATTTACGTGGCGAGAACTGGAATCAAGGCATTTGGCGGAACAGCAGGTGCTTACAACAATGTAGAGAGGGCGGGGATCTACTATTTGTTAACGGAAATCGACCCAGACGACGTAAGCCCAGATGCAGCTTATACGTGGGACGGTAGCGTGATTCCCGATTATCATCGTCCGTTGAACCACTCCACTGGGTATTTTGCGTATAAGCCATATCCTCAACATAACTCTCGTTACGAGTTAGACTTTCGGGTACTTCGACTTCCTAAAAAGTTCAAGGACGACTCGGACACCGCTCCAATCCAAAGAGACGCGGTATCTGCTTTGTTAGAGCTGGCTATGTATTATCTTTGCCTTTTGGATGGTGTAGACCAAACGGGGGCAAACTCTCACTTAGACAGGTACGATGACTTGGCTCGACGGTATCGTTTGCGCTATGCGAACCCCGGCGGGGCTGTAGAACCTGTTCCTTTGGACGGCATTGCTACGCGACGACGGTACGGTACTTTTAGCTCTACTAGCGATTGATCTGTTATGCTAGCACCGCGCAAGAAAGCGCATTTAACGAGGAAGACATGTTAACTAAGATTCCACGCCCGCAGTTGGGCGACAAAATGTTTCGTAATACCTTGATCGGGCTCCGCGAAGAAGCCATGGTCGTGAGTGTTACGAGCCACAAGAGCGGTGTTAATTGGACTGCTGTGATGATGACTAAGAACGGTGTAGAGTTTATTGGCTCTGATAAAGAGCATAGAGGGGCGTTCGATTGGGCTCCTATCTCTTGGCAATACGATGAAACTCGTAATACTTGGGTTGTCCCGGAAGAAGATCAAACCGCTGCTGAAGCCAAGGTCGTTGGTGAGAAAAGCTGGGATATCCCACAGCCGTTGCCCAACGAAAAGTACATGAGTTGGCGTTCTCGCGTATATCGTGAGATTCCAGATCTCAAAAAAGAAGACACGGCTGCTGAAATCCTTTCTGCCGCGTGGAAGGGCGAGGCAGAGCAAGAAGCACTTTCCGCAAAGTAGGTTTAGATGGCTGGTCCCGCTCAGACTTCACCGCTTAGATTTATAGTACCTCCTGGCGAAGCTCAGGTTCTGTACTCTTCTCGGACTCTTGCTCAGAAGATACAGAACTTCGAACTTACTCAGGACGGTACTTTGAAGTCTGTCGTGGGACCAGCGGTTTACGAACCTGTCCGAAAGGAGGGTTCTGGTATCTTACTTTCGGACATGCACGGTATTTTCCATGCTGCTCTTATGGGCGGCATCGCAGATACTTTGTTGGTTCGTTCGGGATCTGTCCTTTATAGACACGCTGGGTGGGAGCGCGGTTGGGAGCCTTTGTACACGGGACTATCTGACGAGCACCGACCCATTTATCCAGATCAGTTTTTAGTTCTAAACAACACTATTATCTATACCAACGGCATCGACAGAGCGCTGGTTATTAACCACGACGGTATGGTTACACCTCTTGGGTTTGGCAATCTTCCCCCTACCCCGTTTGGAGAAGGTCCCCAACAACTCTCCCCTTCCGAAAGAGGTACAGGAATCGCTAACGCCGACGGGTATAGCTGGCCTGGTACTATTGGGACTGTAGGAGACGTTTTAGACGGTCAAACAGGTGCCCTTCTATCTGGCGGGTGGTACTACTACGTTCAGTGGGAAGATATTTTCGGAAACTTGTCTCAGTCTTCTGCTCCTAGCAATCTTGTCCACGTCAGCACTATTCAAGCAGACCCGGTTGCTACGGACCCAGTAAGTGGCGATTTGTTGACTACTGTAAAATCTGAGCTAGACGACTTAACTCGACAGTTTATAGTTCGAATCGAGGGTGACGCGCCAGATCACTGCGTGGCTATGCGCTTGTATAGAACGCCTGATACCAAACACGTAAGCACAATCCCCCAGCTGCTTACCAGAGTAGCGAATAATAGACAGTTCTTCTACCCTGACAATATCCCCGACAGCGCTCTTGGGGCTCCTATGCTTGACACAGTTGCTGTTCCTGTGTTTAGAACGATGTGTACGCACCAAGGGCGCTTGGTCGTTGCCAATACACCTACAGATCCAGGCATCGTTCGCCGGTCTCGACCCGGTCTTCCAGGCACCTTTGCCAGTGCAGATTACATTTACCCAGATTCAGGCGGTTCCGAAGTAACAGGTTTGGCTTCTCACGCAGGCAAGCTCTTGGCCTTTACGGAAAACAGTGTGTACGAGTTGGTAGACTTCGCTCTCCCCGTGCCATTAGCTCAGGGAATCGGCTGTGTAGCTCCAAAATCTATCAAAGCTCTTCCAGGCGGAAAGCTGATGTGGTTGGGCCGCGACGGGTTCTATCAAATGTCCGCAAGCGGCGCTGTGGAGTTAGTCAGCATAGGCATAAACAGAACTGTTAGAAACTTTATAAACAAAGCACGTCTTAGAACCGCCTGCGCGGTAGTAGATGCAGAGTCTTCAGAGTACCGATGCGCTGTATGTCCTGCAGGAGAGTCGAAACAAACTTTAATCTTGACTTATGACGGGGTTAGTTGGAAAAGGCAGAAGCTTGACATAGATATTTCCGACTGGTGCCAGACCGAAGATTACCGACAATACACAATTGCTGCAGGCCAAGACACTACGATTATGCCCGAGGTGGATTCCCATTTCGTATTCGTCATGGGAAGACAGACCGCGAACTACACGCCTCCTGAGCGAGAAATCATATACCGTTCTGGGTGGATGCGCGGAGACGAGGTAGGACTTACACCGATTTATGTTCGGACTATGTACATTGGAATGAAAGACGCTTGGAACGGAGAGTTTACTGTTCGCTTTTACCGCAATGGCTCTTGGTCTGATTCCGCTTCAGAAGCTATTTCTGTCAAAGCGGTTGGTCCCGATGACGGAAGCTCTGTCGTAACAGACATCGCAGGGAGCGCTGTTATTGGCTTAGCCAAGACGCACGATCCTCGATTGTTTTTTCGCCAAGTTCCCGTTGGTCTTACTACGACATCTACGTGGGCTTTTGAGATTCGTGCAACTAGCCCCACTCGTTTAAACCTTGCTTCTTTCGTGTTCGATATTACTCAGACGACTGGCGGTAATCCGAGAAGCAGAACCCCTTTTCGTGTAGATGAGTAGGAGACCGACTTGGCTTACATATTTCCCAAAAGAGCGCTGCAGGATAAAGACGTCTTAGATCCCGTAGAGCTAAACGAAGATTTTATACCCGCTGCCGAAACTGCTTCAGGTCGTCTTAACGCTCACAACATCGATTCAAACACTAAGGCGACTATTTATACCGACGGCGTAAGCAAGACCGCATACTACGATTACTACTACACGTCTCAAGAATCTGACATCGGCTTAGGAAACCCCAGCAGTTGGTCTGCTCCCCATAAAACAGCAACCTCAGAACACGTTCTTAGTAATGATTTAGAGTGGGATTCTATTGCCTCAACGAAGCTTACTTTTGCGACAGGACAATCTAAGCTCTGGGTTATCGGTCACCTTCAATACGCTTGGGTGGGATTCGACGACGGTAAGCACCTGTATAGTAAAGCAGGATCCTATTCAGAAAGTACGCAAGGAGACGACGCCATTACATACGCCCCTTCTTCTGGAAACATGGTTATGGCCGAGGACGCAGGCGGTACTAAAGTACAGTTTGCAATTCGTTTAAACGGAAACGTGCTTTCAGACACGATTACTGGAGAGCTTGATCCCTTTTTGCACAAGGTGTGGGGCACTTCGTCAAGCAGAGAAACGTCCCTAAGCGGTGTGACTCCTCATTGGTCTAAACAACCTACGGGACTTGGTCCTGAAGTGTTTCCTGTCAGGTTAGGAACTTCTGCAGAGGTCCCTCCAGGCACTCACAACATAGAGATTGTTGGAAGGCGGATTCCTTTAGTAGATGAAGAGGGATACGCACACGATGTTGCTTCGGCTAACCCGAACGAAATCGTTATCTTTAACAGGCAGTTGTTTGTTTTAAACCTGCCAATCTACCCTCCTACAGCTACTACTGGGGCAGGCGTTGATGTTAAGGCTTATGACACGGAGCAACTGATTACTCCCACGAGCATTGGGGCTTCTCGTGTTTACGCGGTCAGAGATGCGTTGAACAACATCGAAGACGGTAACTTGGCCCGTGGTGCTCTTGCTCATTACCACTTGACGTCTCCCGTAATAAACAAAGACCAAGCCGTTATCACGGGGGCTAAGGTTACTACTACCAACTCTTATCCTGGCTTTTCTGCGCTTACGACTATTACTACGTCTAGCTCCGGTACTGGTTGGCGAGTAGCGCAAGACGCTTCTGGTAATCAACTACTGTCTGATAACGATGGAAATAGTTTTAGTTTGGCAGATCCCTGTGTTTTCGTTGTTACTGCAAACATTCACATGATCGAAGTTAATAGCTCTGTCACGACAACTTGGGACCCAGATCCCAGTGGCTGTTCTGGATTTGCCATCGGCGTTAAAACAAACACTGGAGGCGAGTCTATAATCCAAGTCAGCCAAAGCCACGTGAACCATTACGCTTGCAGCTTGCCTTTTGTAAACACAAGCGCCGAGTCTCGGTTGGTAGACGAAAACTGCGATGTCTCTTTGTTTGCTTTAATAAAAAGTTCTGATTTAATAGGAACCAACGTCAACCACATCGCTGTTTATAGCTGCGCTGCCGGGGCAAATTTTGTACTTGGTCCACATCAGGCCAAAGTTGTTACCCAGAGAGGAAGTATTTCCGTAATCCAATTGAAGGTGTGACATGGCTGTAACCACCCCCTATAACTATTTTAACAGACAGATTTTAGACACAGAAAAGCACAACGGCAATGTGTATTCTACCAATAGCGGTCAAGGAATCGTCTCTGAGATCAACGGCGGTATTAACACCTACTCGTCTGATTATCGGATTCAAAAGGAACACATCTGGCCAGAAGAAGCAGTTCGAACCAAAAAAGACTTTGCTATAGAGTCTGTTGATTACTTCAGCGATGCTATGGCCCAGACCGATGACACCACGTACAGAGCGGTCGCCGGTTGTGCTACTAGAGTTTACGTTCCTTACGATGCCACTCTTAGTTTGTGGCAATGGTCTGCTTTTATACACCCTTTTAAAATAAGAGGCACTACTTCGGTGGCGGGAGATCCCGCGAGCGTCGCTACCGCAAGCGTGTTTGTAAAAGCCTTCTTGAACGGGGTTTCTTTGGAGCATACTAAAAGAACTATTCCCACAACTGCCGTCTATAGAGATGACAACGAGTCTTTCGCTGGCACAGATAGAAGAGTTCAGGAGCAACGGTTCTCTCTTCAATTTGACATGAGCCACCTTCAAGAAAACGTAACGGCTGGTTGGCACGATATCTCTCTAAAGCTCTACGTAGAACCTATATTAGATCCCAACACAAGTGCTGCGGGAGAGGAAACGCTTCTGTCAGGAAAAGTGGGCGACGAAAGTTGCGTTTTTCACCACCGAATCTCTTTTGGAGTACGAAACGCTCGCGTTCTTACTATTCTTTGATTAGGTATTGTATACTTGGCCCTGGAGGGGGATATGTCAGTAGCATTAACGTTAGGCGGTTTACAAGCGTTAGGCAGTTTAGCCAAAGCCGGTGTGGATAAGTATCAGTACAATCAATCCGGATTAAAAGATGCTGCCGACAGGGCTCGTGCTGGTTTGGCAGATCCCTCTAAGTTCGGAATGTCTGCTGCTGAACGTCGTCAGATGATGGGCGAAGCGATTCGGTCATCTGGCAACTTGGCTAATATACAAGATCCCGCTGATTACGCACGACAACTCGCTGAACAACGCGCCTCTCTCGGCGGCACTTACGCAAAAGAATCTGGAGACAGAGCAAGACAGCAGTATCAAGATGCTCTCGATCTGGTTCGTGAGGACGAAGAGGCAAGAGCTGACATTCGAACTAGTCTTGGCGAAGGTCTTATGATGGGAGCAACTTCTTTGATAGGAGTAGACGAAGGTGAAGCGAACAGGGTTATGACTTCATCAGGAAATCTTGCCGAAGAACTGGCTAGAAAAGCTGCTGAAGAAAACCAAAAGTTAGAAGACGAAGAAGACGAAGAAGACGAAGAAGACGAAGACGACGATGGCATCGAACCCCGCATCGTGCCTTCTTAGGAGTAGTTTGCAATGGCGACGAGTAGTTATTCGGATACTTTAGAAGCTCTGACAGAGTACATTCTGTTTGGCGGAGGAGCTACTCCCGCGTCTTCCAGAGACCCGTTGGACATGGCAAGCGCTGAGCGCTTGTACAGAGACACAGCGGCCCTCATAAACAGATACATTGTGTCGCGAGAAGAGCTTGCCAGTGAAGAACAATATCGAGATCTGCAATCTCGTCTAAGGGCTGCTGCTCAGATTCAAGACCACCAGGCAAGACTGCGTGAAGGCACTATAGCCGCCTACTCAGATCAATTAGACTACGTCCAAAGCATGAACGAGCTGGTTACCGGAGAGCTTGGGCAATTATCCAGAGACAGATCCGCTCGCGATCAACGCCTTTTAACAGAGGCCGAAGTAGCGTATTTAACTGAGGGCGGCGAAGACGGGGGTGGAGATGCGCGAACCGCAGCATGGGACACTGCCACGGCTTCGATACTAAACCCCGACTTTGATTCTCTTATTTCAGACACGCAGTTGCCTGGGACTGTAAGGGAACTGTTTAGTACCTATATTTATGGTACCGCAGGCCAGGATGGTTTACCCGAATACATTAGTTGGGAGCAAAACGAGGATAACGAACTCTACGGGATTATGACTTTCGACGAAAGTCACCCTGCTCTTGCTACTTTGGATAATCGAGTAAAGGCACAAATGATAACGTTGGTGAATCGTAACAACGAGATTGTTGCTGGTCGAAACGATAACTACCAAAGCCTTATGAGCGCTCAGAACGACATCGACTTAATGCAAGACCGTCTTGACAGCGGGCAAACAGCACTTACTGTTGATGGTTTCGATGCCCAAGCATCGCGGGTGCTTGATAACATTGCTTCAGGCAGGCAGTTTACAGATGACCAGTTAGCGATAATGGAAGAAAGGCTGTCTCCAGGGCAAGAAGAGCTACAGCTTCGGGAAGATTTAGATTACTTTAGACGCTACATCATGGGAGAAGGCGCCACTGCTTCTACTAACGACCAGGCAGAAACGATTCGTCGTTTAGTAGAAAGCGGTTGGGCGGAGGAAGCAGGATTCGACGTAGAAAGAATGGGTCAGTATACAGACACTGACGGAGACGGTCTTATAGACAGTTATGCACCGGGTCCTCTCGACAGGCGGGCGATTCGTGTAGCTGCTTGGGAAAGTAGAAGACCTCGCGGTCAGTACGGAATCACAGGATCTCGGAGCGGTCGTACTGGAATGGCTGTACAGTTCAATGTTCGCCCAGAAGGTGATGCCTTAGTTCAACTGCAGAACAATGACGGGGAGTATTCTTACACCCTGGTGGATGGGCAACCTGTGTTGTTGTCTCCTGGCGCCGCACAACAGCGTATCAGTGCAGCAAGCGATGCCTCGCAAAACTTTTTTGAAGACTTATTCCCTTCAGATTCCGAAGCATCAACGGGCTTTACTGTTTCTATACCTAATCTCGATGGGAACGATACTTTTCTAATGAATCAAGAAGAGGACGGTTCTTTTAGCGTATATAGGTCTGACAACGTTGCAGAGGGGGATTTTAACTTTACCCTGCTGAGTCAAGGTCCCCTTCCCGACTGGGCAGTCACCTCTCTTAGCCCTGGAAGGGCTACAATTCTTTCAAGAATGGAGGATCCCGAAGGGGCTCTTTCTGCGACTGATATGTCTAAAAGTCGTCTGTTGGGTGACGATCGTCCTGCTACTTTAGCTACTGCCAGTCAGAATTTTCAAAATACGAACGTCTCAAGAACTCTAACGTCTTCGGAGCTTCCAGAGGGAATACAGTACGGTAAGACCCTGATTCGTGTAGTTGGTGAGCGTCTTCGTGCTCACGCATCTACTATTCTCAACTATGGCGAAGGAGCCCTTGAGCTTGCTGATGGGACTGTTTACACTCCAGAACAAATCGAAGGCGACGTTGTAGGCGTTCAAGTCTTAGACGAAAACAGCGTCTATAACCGAAGAGGCCGAGGGCTTTTCAGCATTAAAGCGCCTTTGGAGCAAGCCCTTATGGAAAGGGCTGTTGTTGGAAGAGATCCCCGGTCGCGAGTACGGTCCTTCTTCAACATAGGAATCACTGTTCACGAAGCTCCTAAGGAGATTAGACAACCAGCTTCTGAGGTCGAAAACGAGGTTGCACAAAGATCTGTAGGAGCAATAGGACAAAGTGCTGTTGCTGCTCTTACTAATCTTAGAGATCGTTTTAGAAGACCTGAACCTATCGATGCTGATATCGAACCGCGCATAACGCCTCCTGAGGAAGAAGCGGTCGCAGAGCCAGAACCCGAAGAGGTTCCTGAGGAAGAAGTAGTTGCGGAAAAAACCCCGATGCCGAAGAAGGCACCGGTAGCAGAGGAAGCTCCCGAACAAGGACCCACGGAGTACTTACCTCCCGGTCCTTCTCAAAGGGCTTCCGCTCAAGAGCGTATGGCAACAGCCCAAGCGGATATCCAACAACGCTTTGACGATGGAGATATTACAGTAGACCAGGCGCAGGAAGAGCTTCAGGCTGCTTCTCTAAGCATCCGAGACGAGACTGGGTTTCAGCCAGGTTATTCTTTGCAGGAAATGGGAGTTGATCTACCAGAAGACTCCGTAGAAATACCCTTTTCTGGCGCTGTAGGGGACGTTAGCGAGCCTCCTTCTCGGCAAGAGCTGCTTAGTGAGGCTCTTAGAGAACGAGACGATTTTTCTGCTTTTACAGACGCCGCAGACGATCTTCCCCAGCGCTTTACAGACGCCGCAGACGATCTTCCCCAGAGCTTTGCAGACGACAAAGATAACTTTCAGGAAGAACTGAACGAATATAGAACTAAAGTTAAAATGGAAAATATGGCGGAGGAATTGCAGTTAGTCAGAG